TATATTTGGTGTCGGCAGGCAGAGTGACGGTGATATTGCCGCTCTCGGCAAAGGTTAAGCGCATCCAACATTCAAAATCGCCTGTCGGGTAGGTAAACGTTAAGGTTGATACATCGGTAAGGCGATACTCGGTGTTGTCGGCGAGGGTTATGTTTGAGCCTGTGGCGATTTTTGACGACACTGCCTGCGGGGTATAGCCGAGGGCTGTTTCAATGTTAGCGGCTGTTACGCTGGCATCTGAGCCATCTTTTCCCTGCTTAGTAACAAGGGTGATAAAAGTTGGGCTCTTTCCTTCCGTGTATGTAAATTGTATTCTGGTCCACAGATATTCTCCTGTCGCGCTGGGCGGAATGACGGTTGTCCAACTGCCTGTGGGTGGAGTTACGTTCGAGTTGCCGTATTGATAAAATAAATTGCAGGTTGCTATCCCGACTCCCGTTTCGCCCTGCAGACCTCGCGAAGGTTTTCCGGTATCTACATTGTCAAAATACCAATTCCCATTCTCACCGATTGTCGGGGTCAAACCGTCCGCTCCGGGACTTCCGTTCGTTCCATCTTTTCCCGGTTCTCCGCTTGCTCCTGTATCACCTTTTTCTCCACGAGACGGCTTGCCCGTATCCGTTTCGCCCAGATACCAATTCCCGTTCTCTCCGATTGTTGGTGTTACACCATCAGCACCCGCCGCGCCCGTGCTTCCGTCAGCACCATTCTTACCGGGGTCACCCTTATCGCCTTTGTCGCCCGGATTGCCCTTCGGTCCTTTTATGCTAACCGCCGCGGGATTTTCCTTGCCGTCCGAGTTCGACCATGAAAGAACCCCTTCGTCGCTGACGCTGGGCGTAAATGTCGTTCCGTCTTTCAGCGCAGCTGCCTTTTTTATAGCTTCTTCCAGCGCGGTGTATTCATTTGTTGATTCTATCTCAGTGTCGGAATAGATGATATCCGCAACCATAATCTCAAATTGTGGCGTTACAAGCACCTGTCCGCTACTGCTCATTAAGGTTATTTCACATGTCACCGTACCTGTCGCAGCGATAGTCTGTGTTGTGATAATGTACTCAAGCCTATCCTCGCAAACGGTGCAGCTGTTAAACATCACTTTCCCGTCCGGCTTTTCCGCCCGAAGAATTGCCGATGTTATATCTTTCATATTGTACGGGCCTGCGGCCGACGATAAGAAAATATTTATTTTTCGACTGTCCGAGTCAGCCTTTTTCACAATTACCTGACCCTGCAATCCGGCTTTCATAAGATCAAGCTTTATCCTGTGCTCTACATGCTCCATTCAGTCTCACCTCTGTTTTAAGTATAGCAAAAGGCGGAGAGTATTTCTCCCCGCCTCGCTGTCATTTTGACAAATCTTGTATCCAACGCTGAAATGTCTTATCGTCATATCCTATGTTCAGCTCATAAAGCAACTGACGCATTTTTCGCATTCCCTCTGCATCATTGTTTTTGTACATTTCTTGATACTCGGATTTGAGGTCTTTTGTCAATGCCTGGCGGATTGTCTTATCCTCTTTGCCGTTTTCTCGCAAATATTTGACAATCTCGCTTGCAGATGTGATGTCGGAGTTTTGCACTGCCTTCTGCAGATCCTTATACTCATAAAGTTTTTTCTCCTCGGCCGCCTTCTGTTCTGCTTCGGGATCAAGCTCTGCAGCAATCTCATCTATCATCCTGTTCACTTCATCTTCATCGTACCCGCTCTCGAGCAAAGCTTCGAGCTTGCCGCTGAGTGCGCTGTCGTCTCCGTTGCTTTTCGCTTGTGCCGCGGCTTTCTGCATTGTCATATAGTTATTTATGGCTTTTATGACCGCATTCGGAGGATATCCTTCAGAAACCAGCTCTTCATATATTCTTTTATATTCCGAGACATTTCCACGCTCCCGCGCCTGCGCTGCCTGAGCAATTCTGGGTTCGGATTTTATCAGATTGTTCTTCACGCCGTTTTCAAGCTGTTGCGGAGTATAGCCTTTTTTGATGAGCTTATCATACTGCTTCTGATATTTTCCCTCAGCAATCGAATTGTATAACTTTCTGTATTCCGTGGAGCTCGCCTCTCTGCCGAGATTGTCGGGCGAGAAGAAATTATACAGACTCTCAAAAGTTCGCATTGTGTTTGATATCGGCAAACCGGTGACCTTTGAAATTCCTTTCGCGCTGCTCATCATCAGCTTCCAGACGTCCGGCTTCTTCTCGCCGCTGAACACCTTCTGCCACGATTCGCAGGACTGAATCAGTTCTTCAATGCCCTCGATGTCCATGCGGCTTGCAGAGTACCCGGACAAAATCGAAATGATATCACTGATATACGGCACAGCTGAAAACGGATTTATTCCGTCAAGCAGATTGCCTCCGAATGCCTCAAGATAAAGTTCGAGCCATTTCTTCTCATCGTCATCGTGGCGGAACGCATCCGCTATAGAGGCTATCCCGGCAGTCAAGATACTTGTGGCTATATGTACCGCAGCAATGCGTGCTATTTTTTTTGCCATCGTCTTTTTTAGACCGGGCTCCGCATTGTTGTAGTCAACCAAAGCATTGCGCAGCATATTATAGGACTTCGTAGGCTCTGCCTTAAAGGCGCTGAGCATCTTCGAGAACGAGCTTGTGCTGCGCATAAATTGGCTTCGGTGAAGTATTGAATCAACGACCTGAGTTTTATCAACCACCTCACTGAGCCTGTCTGAGACCGCCTGTGTAAACTCTGCGGTTCCCTCTTTAAGGTCTGTTTTGTCTTGGACTTCCGCCTTGCACGCATTCCACAGTGTTCCCCATGTCAGTTCATCGCCGACTCCGGCCAACCACATAGACTTTTCGCGAATCTTATCGACAACCGTCTGCTGTCCTGTAATAAGCTGCTTCATCGTTATGCCCATGCTCGTCTCATAGAATCCCCAGCTTTTCCATTTTGCAATCGGGCAATTGTCTATTGCCTCTTTGCTCGCGGGCTTCGAAAAAAGTCCTTTGAGCAGATATTTAGGATCCATAACAGCAGCTGCTCTCAAATATGCCGTGGGCTGTTGGATAGCAACTCGCATATTTGCTCCGACGGCGGCTACCTTGAAGTTTCGTATCAGTGTCTCCTCGCCCGCTCCCCCTGCATTTTTGCTGTCCGAGCTGCCGTTCAGATCAAGTATAAACTTTTCAAAATATGCCTTTCCGTCGTTGCCGAACGCTCGTTCAATAGACTGTTTTGTGCCGGATATTGCTATATATCCGTCGTCCTTTTCCTCGAAGCTCAGGGCATTATACCACTTCATTGCATCTGTAATGGGCACGGCATACGCTGAATATGCGCTCATTTCGGTTATGTGCTTTGTAAAGGTATCGAAGGCGCCCTTGATAAACAGTCCGTTACTTGCATTTCGCTGAACGCTCTTTGTAGCGCCGATGTTGACAAGCTTGTAAAAGTTAGTTTGCGTCTGAACCGTTCCGTCTTCGGCGTTCATCGTTCGCACGGAGTTTTTGTTGACCTGTATCGGCCAGTAATGCTCTTCGGTGAACTTTCTATAGCCGTACAGTGTCATTGACGCTTTGTTGCCCCAATCAGCAACATTCCCGCTCAAAAAGCCCTGCATTTTCTCTGCAACCTGCTTCTGCTTCGGAGTCAGAGAGTCGATTATCTTTCCAAGGTCTTCCACTGTTATTTGCACGGCCTTTGCATATGTTTCTTCGCCCTTTCCGAACTGCTCCTTGATTCGCGCCTTTGTCTCCTGTCTCGAAGTGTCCAAAGGACGGATTCCGCCGAGCAGAAGATGATCCCGTGCCTGCTCTCGTTTGGAGAGGTTATACAGTTCCATAATCTGTGATACCGTCAGCGTAAGTTCCCCGCCCTCGACCTTAAAGGTATGCTTTGAGCGTTCCCAATCCTGTATGTCTTTTTGGCTGACTATCGACTGCATGAACTCATTCGCATTGTCTATCATTTCCACCCGCTCATCGAAACCGGAACGAATGGATTTGAAAACGCTCTCTGCTGCCGGTCCGAGCTGATGGAAGAAGCTGAACGAGTCAAGCATATTTACATTCAGCTGCTTATATCCAACCTTTACTTTGTCCTTGAAACTCTTACGGCTGTCCATCTCATGCACGCTCGCGTCGGCAATTGCCTGAACCGTTCCATAGCGGCTGTTTGCAAGCAATTCGTTGGCTCTCGTTATTCCGCCCTTTATCTGCTGCATAACAGTTTCAAGCTCGGCGAGTCCCTGCGCATCCATATCCTTTATGGAACTGCCCTTATATACCTCAAGCAGTGTTGTCATCATCGGCATAAGATCCGGGTCGAGGTCTGCCAGGAACTGCTGATACTGAGGGTCATTTCCCTGCTGCATTTTGCGCAATTCTCCCTGCAGCTCCGACATTGATTTGCGCCACTCAAACGCATCTTTTGACTGACTGTTCCCGTAGACATCAAGAGATACCAGGAACTCTCCGAGAGCCGAACGCAGAGCTTCCGGCACATGCTGAGTCTTGTTCGGATTCTGCAGGAACCTGTTAAGAGTCTTCGCAGTTCTCTCAATGCTCCGTTTGCTCTTTGCCATAGCATCTTTACGCAGCCATTCGCGGCGATCCTCGAATGTGCGTTGTTCATAGAGCGCCTTTTGCTTTATGAGTTCCTCAGAAAGCTTATGTCGCTTAGCAGCTTCCTGTTCCTTGATTTTTTCAACGCGCTTGTCGTATCTGTCGCGGTATTCTTTCTCGATCTTCTGCCGCAGCGTCTTGAGCTCCGGAATGTCGTAATACTCTTCATACAGCCGCATTGCAAGGTCATAGCTCGCCGTGTCTATATCCATGCCGAAAGAACCGTCGTAGAACGGATTTTCATAGAACGGTTTTATGGTGTCGAGCGCGCTCACAAGCGTCTGTACCTGCTCAAGCTCGTGCGTGTCCGGTTCAAAGAACTCCGGCCAAAGTTCTGACATCTCGCCCCAAAGCGAATCAAGCGTGCTGCCTTCCTCCGAAAGCCTTATCTTTCCGAAGTTCTTTCTTCTGAAGTTCTCATAGCTTCCGTAGTAATAGGCAATCTCTTTTTTCTGCTGCTCGCTGAGTTTTATTTTCGTGCCCTTGGCATATTCACTCAGCGCACTGTACTGTTCGGACATATCGGTGTTCAGCACTGCGCTCTCTTCAAGCACCGCCTTGGCAACCTCCGCAGTCCTCGCGATAACTTCATCATAAGTTATGCCGTCGTCCATATTGGCAAGTGCTTCAAAGATATTTTTGAGGTTTTGCGTCAGCGTTTCGGCATTATACTTACTGCTGTATTCCTTGAGCACTTTTTTCGAAAGCCTGCGTATTGCCCGCTCATCAAGCTCTTTTCTGTTTATTCCGAGGCGCCACTCGAGTTCTCGCTTGTATTCGCGCAGAGCTTTGTTCTCCTGCATGAGCTTCTTGTTCTGTTCCTCTATGGAAGAAGTGCTTTTGAGAGAATAACGAATATCAGGATTTCTTCTGTCAAAAAGACCGACATTGTCTGTTGCAGATTTAAGCTGAGTATTTTTGAAGAAGATATAGCTCTTGACATTTTCGCCTTTTCGTCTGCCGTCAAAATCGAGAATTATTCCGTCGTAGCCGCTGTCATTTTCTATAAAATAACTGTCCAGTAGCTCCCGAAGTTCTCCTCGTATAGTGTCGGTAGTATCTTTCCATTGTTCAAGAATATCGTCGAGCTTATCCTCATTTTCAAGGATTTTTTGGGTGACTTCCGCATTATCGGCAACATAAGCTTCATAGTTCTGCTCATAGTATTCGTCGTTGGCCGTTTCTTGAGCATCGTATTTCGACTGGTATTCTTCGTCGAGTTTGTTAAGCTTTTCTGTGAGTCCCTTATACCCGTCTATGTGCTCCGAGTACCATGCTTTCGCTTCTGCACGATCCTTGAAGTGGAGTGGCTTTTTCATGTCACCGTACAATGCCATCTGTTTGTTTCCGCCAACCCCGATATCCGCATCATTGTCCTTTGCAAAAAATCCGTTCGGCGTTTCACTGTCATTGCGTCCGGCAAGCGGATTTGCATTGCTGAACACATTGAACTCAGCCGCAGTTTGATGATAAATTATCCTCGGTGTTCCGTCCTCGTTCACGACCTTGCTTGCAGATTCCGGTTCGTTTTCCCAGTCCCCGAACCACTCCTTAAAAGCTTCACTCTTTGTCTGAGAATCGGATTCATTTGTAGTATCTTTGAGCGAAAACTTTTTTGCATCATTCTGCGCTTTTTCGGATATACTGCTATTGACACTTGGCTCACTTTGTGTTACTCTCGTGTCAGAGGATGCGTGTTGTCTACTGAGTTGCACTTTAAGCGGCTGTTCGGTAAACGCATTCTCATTTTTTAATTCAAACTTTGTTGGTGTGAAATCAACAATATCGTACAGTACCATTTCCTTTCCCGATGTAAAGCCTACAATAACCTTTGCAGAATAATCGTTTTTTCCCACTCTAACGAGCACATCGCCCCTCGCAAACTCGGTAAAATTATCCTTTCTCTGATGCTTTAAATCCTCATTAACGTAATTAGTCGATGCTAATACAATTTCATTAAGATTACTTGATGCCTTGAATTTATCTTTATAAATCACGGCATCTTTTCTTTGGTAGTGTTGAGTGTTTTTTGAATTGGTGTACTCGTTTCTGGTTATCTTGTTCACCTTAATCAGCTTACCCTCAACAGGTATTCCATCAGAAAATTTAGTTCTGATAACATCCTTAACTTTCGCAACCCAGTCAGACTTATCTACACCTTTCAGAATATCATCTGCAATCACAACAACCGACTTATTCTTTGTAGTTTTACCTATGCTGTATTTTTTCTTTTCGTCCGCCATGTCGGTTGTTTTTCCTTGCGATTTGTTCTCCCTCGTCTGCTCCAGCGCAGACTTAAACAGGTCGCTGATGGTTTCAAGTGCCTCCTCATCTCCCTCAAGGGCTCTTATTTCCGGGCTCGTAAGCCCGAGATTTTTAAGAATTTCATTTATGCTCTCGATAAAGCCCTGTATCCAGCTTTGAATCTTCACCGCCAGACTGCGGTTCTCTCCGACAAGCTCCTTTATGGTCTGCTCATCAAACACATCAAACATGCACTCGGCAACGATTTCCGCCTCTATGTCCTCCTGTCCATAACCCTCATAGAGCTTTTCAAGCTCCTTCACTCTGCCCTCATAGTCATAGTTTTCGCTTTCTTTGAGCTTGCCTATGACATATTCGCGCAGCTCGCCTGCGGCCGTTGAGTTCCAGTCCTCGATATAATGATACAGTTCATGTCCTGCGGTTCTAAGATATGCGTTTTCCTCCGCGTCGAGCGCGATTTTTATTCTGCCGGTCTTGGGATCGTACTCACCGTTCGCCATTCCGTCTGCAAGCGTATCGCACACTTCAACGACAAAGCCGTATTTTTTCGCAAGAGCCTCAAGAACATATACCGATCCCGCCTGCTCCGCGTTGAGTTTTTTTGTATAGTTTCTCAGCAGACCTCCGTTCTTTTCTGCCCTCTTTTCCTCTTTTGCGCTGTAATGCTTCGGCGCATTATTTTTTTCATTAACGCCGGCATAATATGCCTGTCTGAGCTGACTTTCCTCAAGCCCTGCGTATTTGTTTGCATTCGACTGCAAAACGCTGTCAAAGTCCTGCCCGAGCTGACCGGCGCGGCGGAAGTCAAGAAACGCATTCATATATTCGCTTGCCGAATCGCCCTGCTTATATCCTGAAATAAAAGCCCGTGCCGTGTCGGTGCTGTCAAAGCCCTGGGCGACATTGTAAAGAGCTTCAGTCTCGCGGCTGTCAAACCGCACATCGCTCAGCGCAACGCTGTCCCCGTCCTGCGTTCTGACATACATCTGCGCCCGGTTTCCGTCATTTTCAATGCGGTCTATGCCGTTGATTGTTACGCTCTGTCCGTCAACATTTGCGGAAACAGGGTTGACATAACTTTTTTTCTGTGATACATTGTTATCGGAAGGGGCGAACGCATGAGGCGTCTTGGGCGTAAGCTGTGGGTCTTCGGACATGTTCAGCACTTGCGAGACCCCTTCTGCTTTTGTTTTATATGCACTAATGACATGTAAAGTTTTTGCTTTCGCGTCTGGCACCGCTTCGACAACATAATAATTTCCGTTCACGCGTTTACTATATACTACCGACCTCGACAAATTATTATCGGTATCTCTGTAACGACTATTTAGGGCTTTATTTCCCTCTTTCATTCTTTGAATGTCCATACTATCATAGTTTTCAAGAACATATTCAATTCTTGCCAAGTCGTTAACATCAGACATTGAACGATCCGCTTCTCCGTTTTCGCCGTGCCGTCTTTCAATATGAATAACGGTATCTCCGTCCATATCGCGCTTATACTCACTGGTATCTATACCGGTGAGTTTTTTTATGTCATGGACTTCGCGCTCCGTAACACCTTTAAGATCTATATGCACCTTATTGGCGGCTTCCTTATTTTTAAAGTTTCTGACTTTATTTACAAAGTCAACGATCTTCGGATTTACCGCCTTTTTATATTCCTGCCTTATTGTCTCTATGTCCTTCTTTAACGACATCTGAGAGTCTTCCACGGCATCTGATGTGCTGTTTTTTATCTCAGCAGCCACGTTCTGAGCGTTCTCAGAGCCACGGAAAAGCCGTTTTTCTGCGCGGGTAAGTTTATCACCCTCAGCCTGTTTCTGCACCACAGCGGACAATCTGACAGCGTCCTGCGTGTTCTCGCCGAGGCTTTCAAGCCGCTGCGCAATCTGCGTCTGCTCTCCGCCTGCAAAACCTGCAACTGTCTTTCCCGTGATGTTCGTACCCTGTTTTCTGTGGTTGAGGTATCCGAGCCCGGAACCCACTACACCAAAGCCGGCGCCCATAAGCGCTCCGCCCGCTCCCGCTTCAACAACTTGCAGTGCGAGATCTCCGGCAACCTTTTTCTTTGCTTCCGCCTCGCTGAGTCCCTGTTTTTCATATGCAGCTATCATAAGCTTATAGTTTGAAATATTGCCGTTGGCAATAGTGTCATAGGCGATATTCGCTATCTCTGTTGCCGCTTCCTCGGAGAAGTTGACTCCCGTGGATTTGAGTATGTTCATTGCGACATCGCGCATACTTCTCGGGTCAACCTCTTTGAGCTTGTTGAAATTACCTATCGAGACTTTTTCAAAGAGACCTTCGAATATGCCGGAAACAGCTCCGCCGATAACCGCCTGGTCATCGTTGCCGCCGCGAGCCTTTATATCACGCATTGTCGAGTTCGCAGCAGAAAGACCGAGTATTCCTCCGCCGACTGCCTCGGCTACTTTGCTTGCTGTCTTTATCCCCGAACCGAGATTTGCAAGCGAGCCGCCCACAAGATTGCCGGCGGCGGCAGAAGCAGCTGAATCAAGCGCGGACATTCCCGTGCCATAAAGGAAGTCAAACGCATCTTCGCCGCCAACATTCCAATCATGCTTTTCCATGACTGCACCGCGCATAGTGTCGCTCAGCTGACTCGCTATACCCTCATTTGTGTTATAGTCTATCGGCGCATAACTGCCAGTAAGCTTGTTTTGAATATACTGACCGGCAGCTTCAAGATAGCCCTTTCCGCTGCTCGTCAGATTTATCGGTACGCTCAGTGCACTGGCAATCACCTGATGGTCTGCACTGAAGTCACGAACCGCATCTTGTACCTGCTCATTCTTGCGGCGGTTATATTCATACGCATAATAGTTCTCAAGCTCATCGGGATTTATGCCCTTTGCTCGAACCTTGTCCTCTATTTCCTTGAGCCTCTGATTATATTCATAGACATTCTTGTTGTTTCCGCTCGTGCCGACTGACTCTTCGAGCTTTATTCTGTCCTTGAGTTCGGGAATAGATTGTATTTCCTTGAGCGTTGCCTCGTCGAACTGGCTGAGTTTTTCGGATATATCCCTGTTGTATATCTCTGTCTCCAATGCCGAAGATTCGCTTTTTAAGTTATTCGACTTGGTTTTAGCTGCTTTGGCTTCTTCGGAAAACTTCTCATACCCGCTCTTGTTACCCTGCGCCGCACTGAGCAGAGCCCGCACCCGGTTTGCAAGAGATACACTGCGGTTTCCTTTTTTTTCGTCCTTGATATCTTCCAAGCGTTTCTTTATGTCTTCATTTGTCATGCTGTCCACAACCCCGAGATTACGCGTATCGGAGTAATATGCTGACTCGTTGTCAAGATTCTGAGAGGTCTGTTGCAAAGCATTTTTATATTCTGCATATCTCGACATAAAAGTATTGTAGCGCTCGTCTCCGAGCTGTTCGCGCTGCGATTCGAGATATGATTTTATCCTGTCTGCTCTTTCAAGCTCGGAATTCACCGCCGCCCGTGTGCTTTCGCTGTCGCGTTTCCAATTTGTATAGGAACTGTTCTGCAATCTGCTGTTTGCATTTCGAGCAGTGCGGCTCGATGATTCGAGCCAGTCATGCATTTCTCTGTCTCGAGAATCCCACTCGTATTCTCTGTTGACGCGCTCTATTCTTTCATCGATGGTTTCCTCTGCCTTATATTTTGAATTTGCACGTTTTATTCTCTCATCAATCGTTCCCATGATTTCCTCCGCTTAATAAAGTCCGTAATGCTGACTGAGTATTGTTATATCCTCATCGGTCAGATTCTTGTTCTGGCTCATCTTCGTTTTTATGTAATTTTCATAGCTTCCATATTGATTTTTCAATGCAGGTCTAACTCCGAACTCATATCGAGTCGGCTGTGCACCTATAAATTCACTGGCTGCCTTTGACTTTGTAGCAGTTTGTTTTCCTCCGCTCCCGCTCGACGAACCGCTATACCCGCTCCCGCCCGATGAGGATGATGAAGAGGTTGAATAGCCCTGCGCTCGGAGAGAGTCCATATATTTGTCATGCTCAAACTGCTGCTGCTTGAGGTTATAGTCTCTCGCGTCCTGCTGCTTGCCGTAGTCAAACTGTTTCTGCCAGTTGCTCTGCGCAAGCGCATCCTGCTGCTTGCCGTAGTCAAACTGCTGCTGCCAGTTATTCTGTGCAAGGGCGTCCTGCTCCTTGCCGTAATCGAACTGTTTCTGCCAATTGCTCTGTGCAAGCGCATCCTGTTCCTTGCCGTAGTCGAATTGCTGCTGCCAGTTATTCTGCGCAAGCGCATCCTGTTCCTTCTGATAATCAAACTGATTCTGCCAATTGCGCTGATTGACATAGTCCTGCATATACTGGCGGTTCTGCTCGCTCTGCCAATTCGACTGCTGCTGCGCGGCATCTGCGCGCCCGGTGTAATATTCAAGCTCATACTGCCACTGCGCAAGCTGATTGAGGTAACGGTTGTAATCACTTTCCGAGAGATACTGTGACTGGCTTTGCAGATAATTGAGTGTGTTATAGTAGTCGCTCAGCGTGTCCTGATATTTTTTGTAGTCCGCGTCATCAAGATTCTGCAGCACCTGCATATGCTGTAACTTGTCGCTTTTGTCGTCGCGATACTTGCCGTATGCCCGGTCATACAGTGACGGAATGACATTGTTCAAATCGTTGAGGCTTGACTGGTATGCCTGATTGCCGGCAGTCGAAGCATAAGAACTTCCGTAACCGCCGGTGAGCGCCGCGGCATTTCCCATCGTGTCCTGCATCGCCATCTTGCCTTGCTGAATATACTGATCCTTATACTGCTGATAGAGCGGATCGGCATTGAAATCATACTGAAAATCCTTGGTGTTTTCATAGTCTTTCAAAAGCCCCTGTATCTGGTCTGCATAGTTGCTCTGATAGTCCCCGGGCTTTGAGTTATAATGAGTCTTCAGTTCCTCTTGGGCACGCTTAACCTCCTCGGATTCCTCGTAGTCTTTAGGTTTGTTGAGCAGTGTTTTTATTGTGCCTATCCCATAACCGAGCTGTTTTGCGGTGTTGAATCCCTGCTTCGCTATTCCGCCGGCAAGAGCCGCCGCATTTCCTCCCTGCGTCGCATAGTACGAAAGCTTGTCCTTTGATATGCCTTGCTGCTTTTTCTGCTTTTCAAGGTCTTTTGTAGTATATGCCATTTGTTTTACCTCCTCAGATAAGATAGTTTATGTTCAGCGTGTACGAAGTCAAATTGTATTTATAAGCTTTTGTCTCAAGATTGAAGCACCAGTCAAGCACCACTCTTCCGTCCGAAAATACCGACCACCGAACAAGGTTGGTATCATTCGCCGCGCAGATTGTAAAGATCCTGTACTGCGGGCGCAGATCGTTCGGCAGCATACATATGATTTTCCCGCCCCCAGTTATTCCCTGCACATCTCCGACGATATTGACCGAGTTTCCGAGTCTGCGGCTTCGAGGCGTCAGCCCATTCGCGCCCGGAGTTATTCCTTCCGTCAAGTCCAAGTCTGTCCAGCCTGTATCTTTCAGCGGGAAAGTCTGCTCTCCTGCTTTCAGTCCGTTTCTAAGGAGCAGCAGCATGTTGACGTCCATTGTGTTGGCAAGCTCCGCCACCTTGCCGAACGCTATGCCTTTACCGCCTTGTAAAAAGTCCATCAGTACAAAGCTCGTCGAAAGCTCGTAAACATATTCCGCGGAAGCGAGACTGTCGGCCACTTTGAACTTGATTTTATATGATACATTGTCACTGAGATCTCCGAACAGCACTGCTTGCACATTGTTGCTCATGGTAACCTCATCGGACCACGCTGCCATTGTTTCCGTCTTATAGCTTGCTTTACAAACCGCTGTATTCTTGCCTGACAACGCCGAGAAGCTATAGTTCACCTTTCCGGCCGCATATGTGCCCTTGTCGTTTTCCGTGCCGTCCTGCGTACATCTGAAGCACGAGACCTCGTTTATCATCGGCCTGTCATATTTTTCAACCGTTATGCTCACCGTCTTGCTAACCGTTCTGCCTCTGCTGTCCGTCGCTGTGACGGTAAAGGTCAGCGACCCCGAAAGATAGCAGGGGTAGGTATACACTCCGCCTGTCTGATTGGACAGCACCGCTCCGTTCACGGCAAATCGATAGTTCTTTATAGTCGAGCTGTATGCCCCTTGTGCGGCTGCGGTAATCCTGCATTTTGAGTAGTCCTGCACATAGATCTCCCACTCACTCGGCACATTGCCGTCTATGCGCTCTATCGATATATCCGGCATTGTAGGCTTAATGCTGTCCGGCACAAGAAATGTAACCGTCCTTGTGTTGGTCTCTACAAGCGTCGTAGGTATCAGGCCGAATCGTTTATATGTCTCCATTTTAAAGGTACCTGTCCTGCTGGACCCGTTGGTTATTGCATTGGCCCACTCAATGGGGAACGCATATTCCGTCATAACAGAGTTATTGGTTGAAAAGTACCCGCTCTCATAACTGTATTCTCCGCAGATGAAGTACATTTTGTGAGTGTATGAGTTGCCGTCTTTGATATCCTCCATTTCCACCAACAAATTACCCAGACCGTTTATCTTGCTAACTCCAACTGTGATATTCTTCGGATATGTTTTAATAGTTGTTATTGCCATTTCTTATTCCCTCCATATAAAGCTCAGATTGCCGTTACTTCGTGGTGTGAACTCCCAATTGCCTATTCTCAGTCTGTTAAGAACCTCAACATCCGTGACATAAAGGCAGCGGTTGGAGATATAGGCTATCTCCGTGCCGTTCTGCGTGAAGCTTAATTTTTCATTTGTCAACATCGACTTGAACGGGCTGTCTGCTTTACCGAGCTCCATTCCGTCCGCTGTGAAACGAAAATAGGTTCTTATAAGCTCCTGAAATTCTTCAAGCCTGCCGTCAACCTCTGTTGTGTATAGGTAATTCTGGTCGAAATTCAGCTGAATTTCCCTTGAAGTCTGTGTCACATAGGATTCGAGCGTGGCATTGAGCTCGGCAATAGATGCCTTCGCACTCAGTTCCTCGCGCACCGTCGTCATTATGTTGTCGTTGTTCTGCTCTATCTCGGTGTGAAATGTCTGATTTATCTCTTCCGCCTGCGCGATGATTTTATCGTTGAGCTCGTTATAATCAATGTTCCTGCCCGCTTCTAATTGCTTAACGGCGTCGCTCGCCAGCTCCGCCATTGACCGCGTCTGCTCCACCGTTTTCAGATAAACCGGCGAAAAATTGTCTCCGTCAAGATTGTTGAGTATATACCGCAGCTGTTCGTTGAGCTGGTAAAGATAGCTCTGTGTTTTTCGGTCTGAGCCGAGATTGGCAGGCAGATTCAGGTTTAGAGTCGGCATTAGATTTCACTCCCCTGTTCAGTTACCTTTGCAATGCTGTACAAAATAAACTTGCCCTTGCCCCGCATTCGGATTCTCATGTGGTCGCAGCGTCTGACTATAATCGGAATAGTGATTGTGCGGTTGTTGACGGCATCGATGTGCAGCACTTCCTCGTAATCGCCCATAGAGTCATACTGCATTTGCACTCTGAACTGTGCCCCGCGTTCGACGCTCAGCCGGAACTGCAGTTTGGAAATATACTTGTTGTCCGGGCTCGATACCCCGATAGGTCCGCTCTCGGCCATCCATTCTACCGGCTTTTCGTCATATGTCTGATCTGTCACACTGTATCGCGTTGTGCCGTGCATCGTCCACAGGCTGTTTCCAACCGTGAAATACAGTTCCCCGTCCAGCGGCGCAAAAGCGTCTATTTTCAGCCCGCTCTCTTTATGCCATATTTTTGTGCGCTCATCGTATGTGAACAGGCTGTATTTGCCGTTTTCGTCCGACATTGACACATAATATTTGTTGTCAATTGCTCCCGCTACAGCGTTTCTGTATGCATTCGCGCCGAAGGACTCCGAAATATTGACCGGAGTTCCGCCGTCATAGGCGCATATGCCGTTTCGGCTCTTGTAGTATAGCGTCTCGTTACATAGAGCAAGGCTCCGTTCGCTGCCGTTCTGGACGCCTCTTATAGACTCGTTCGTAACCTGAAAATTTGAGGGCTTCGAGCCGTAGACTTTATGAACACAGTCTTCCTTAAAAAACAGGATATATCCACGCATAGTAAACGCGCCCGTGAACTTACCGTGCGTTCCGACCGTCACGGCATAACTGTCGCTCGCCAGTCCGAGAAAACAATTCCAGTTGAACGGATCGCCTATCTTACAGCAGTATATCTCGTGCTTGTCGGAAGAACATCCCCAGATGCGGTTTTCGCTTTCGGTCACGAAATCCATGTCCGGCACGGTTCTTTTTACCGTCACCGCTTCCTGCTGACTCGATACTTCATCTATGAATCCGGTCACGATTATGTAATCCTTGCTGACGGCATAGAGTATCATGTTTGTGTTGAACTGTTCGTCTTTGCAGCCGCTTATAGTCACTCCGTCATATTCGGAGAATCCCTCGCCTATTCCGGCCGAAGATATCTTGACGAATGTCGTCGCCACCGCATTCCACATCTTTGTTGCAGCGGCATATATCTTGAGCGTATGCGGCTTTGATGAGGTATCGAGCCAGCTGTCGCCATTCGCAGGATTTTCCGGCGCCGCAGCCGAGACTGTCGGATTATAATCCTCTCCGGTAACTCGCGTCAGCGTAAATGACACCGCCGCGGTTGTCGTGAAGGTTTTCTCAAGGCTGCCTACGCCCTCGCTCACTTTCTCAGTGTTTATATACTTTTTATCCGGCCAGATAAGGACATATGCGCCCATGCTCAGCATTTGCTTGCGGCTTTTCTCAACATCACCGCTGACCTGATCGCCGTTATAGAACACCTTGCCGTTATCTACCCAGCACAAGCCGTTGTTCACGCAAAATCCGTCAAGGCGCGTAAAATCGCGTATCTTTTTCCGCTGTCCCCTCGGGGTCAACGCAGGATAGCTGTCCGACGAAAGATTCTCTTCGTCATAAAATTCATTGTCACTTATAACAAGGTCATGATGATATCCTCCGAATGCGCCCATCATTTCCCTGTTTTTGCTCACCGTATTAAGAATCGGCAGTCTCATTGGTGGTTCACCTCGCAAATATTCCGCTCGCCGGAGCCGCGTGCGTCCTGCTGTAATATCCCCAGTAGCCCTCGTATGCCTCGTTGAAAGCCATTGCCGAATTGTTGTATCGGTCGTATTCGGCGTTGAAGAAGTCAATTTTTGACATCAGCCAAAGAACATAAAGGTTGCTGTAAGGCTCCGGCACAAGCAGTTCCGTGTTCGTGTCTGTGTCTTCATTATAGCCCTCAAACGCCGTTGATTTCTCCCCGCTTTTCGCGTCTATCAGTTCTTTTACTATCTTCCCGTCGAGCTCGGCAAGCCATCTTATTTTCTGCTCGTCCGAATACTGATTTGGCTTTAGCTCATCGGTCTGTCTTATTGCTTCGCATATTTTCATATAAACCTCCTGAAAGTAAAAGAGGGCGCAAAATGCGCCCTCCCGGTGTGTTTTTAGTTTTCTTTGATGAACTGCTCGGCCAGTTTCTCAAGGCGCCGCTCCGCCAGCTGCTTCTGTCTGTCGGAATTGCGTATAACCTCTGCGACGCAGGCGGGCACTTCAACTTCTACGCCGCGCTGGATCTGAAAATTCCTGCCGTTGACCGAAACAAACAGATCATCTTTATAAGTGCTGTCGTCCTTAAAGAGAAAGATTTTCTCCGTGGGTTCTTTCTGCTCCTCGGGCGCAGCAGCCTCTTCGGTGGTTGTGGTCTCTTCGGGGGTTGTGTTCTCCTCGGGTGCAGCCGTCTCTTCGAGGATTACGTTCTCCTCGGGAGTTGCAGTTTTTGTTCTTGCCATAAATATCTCCTTTCGGGCTCAGAGAGCAAAACGCCCTCTGAGCTTTTATCAGTTAGCTTTCGCAGTGGCCGAATATGCGGAGCAAGACTCTATTCGCACCATGTACTCCTCAACCAGGCGCTTTGCGACCTCGGTCGCTTTCCAGCCGCAGGACGAACGCTGATTGAGCGGATCGTCGCCATAGCCGAGCTGCTTGACGATATGCTGCAGACCGCCGCCCTCGATCTCTGTCAGACCGTAAGCGTGAGCGCCGAGTATAATCGTGGCGAAAACCGCCAGACCGGACGGGCAGCCGGTGCCGGTCCATATCTTAGCCTCGGTGGATTTGACAAATCGGACATTACCGATTTTGCCTATCTCGCCGTTGTAGATATCGTCGGGCTTAGCGTACTTATGTACGTCAATCCACTCCTCGCAGCGCATAAGGTCGTATGCTACATACGGATGGATTATGCCCACGAACGAGTCCCCGATAGGGTCTGCATTCATGCTCTCCAGCTGAGCCGCCGCACGGAATATGAGGTCAACATTGATCTTTGCCGTCGCGTCGAGTCCCGCTCTGCTCGTTACTGCTGTTTCTGCGCCGCTTGCAACCTTGGGCGCGTAAATAACACTTGTGCCGCCGGCAAGCTCCTCTCTTATGACGGTATCGAGAGTGCGTCCTGCCTGCGAGCCGAGAAGCTTCGTTGCCTGCAGAACATTGTTGTCGATAGCCGTCATGTCGAGCATATCCGAAAGCTGTATCCAGCCGCCGTACTGTTTGACAGTAGCGGTGATTGTGCTCACATTAAGAGCCTGTCCATCGGGCGTGACGCCTTCCGTCAGTGCCGTGGTTGCTTTTGCAAGCGGCGAATACTTACGCATTTCGATAGTCTTGCCGGAGCCCTTGGGAATGGGATACTTGTCTCCGAACTGGTTGTGTACGAGCTTAGGCTCTGCGTTGTCAAGCAGCCTCTTCTCGTAGTAGGTTTTCATCTCGGCGGACAGATTGTTGCCGCTTGCCGCCGAAGTAGTTGCGTTTACGACCGTAGCAAAAAGCTGCAGGTCGAATATGACATAATTGTTCATTTTCTTTATCTCCTTTTCTTAGTGCAAGGAGATCAGAAAGTAATCCTTTCTCCCCTTGCCACTCTGCGTTCGATTTCTTCTCGCTGAGCCTTTGTCAGTTTGTTTACATCCGTCTGGGAATTAACTGCACCTTGTGAAGTTACACCGTTTTCAACCGGTCTTTTGCTGTTTGCCGCAACAGAATCGGCGACTCGCTTTGCCGCCGTCTGCGCCGCATACTGCATCGCGCCTCCGAGAATCTCGTCTCGGTGAATGACTTCATAGGCCGTTCTGACATCGACATTGTTTCTGAGCAAACTGAAGAACTGAGGATCTTCTATCTCCGTGTCGAGATTGAAATTCGGATAGATTTCTTTGAGACTTTCCGCCTGGTTCTTCCAGTTGGTTATGTCCCGGTTGATTCTGTCCTGCTCATCACGACGAGACTCGTTCCGTCTGAGCTGAAGAACCTCGCGTTCAAGCTTCTTCATCTCCTTGAGCTGTTCAACGGTTATGCCCTTTTCCATAGCCTCTTCTCTGTATGATTCATCATCATTTTCCAAAGCCTTGACTATGCCGTCAATGTCGTCCACTTTTATCCCGTACTTCTGCGCGAGAATCTCAAAGACCGGCGTACTCTTCTGCAGCTGCTCCTGAAGTGTGCGTGTTTCCTTGAATCTGCCGTTGATAATGTTCTGTACTCGGCGGCTGAACGCGTCCTTGTAATCGCCTTTTATCAGCTTTTCAAACTCCGCGTCCTGATTTTCGACCGTCGATGCCGTAACATTGATCTCGCTTTCCGGCTGTGCAGCGGCGTCCTGCGTTTCAATCGCCCGTGTCTGCTCCCCGGCGTCGGAAGCCGTGGCGGCCGTTGCCGCCGATACGCCCGCTCCGTCTCCTCCGCCCTCGCCGAACAGCGTGAGCGAAAAAGCCTTTGTTGTGTCTGTGAACATAAAAATTAACCTCCATCGTCTTTCCGAAGTGTCTTTGTGATTATATTATAGCGGTTTAATTTTCGATTTTCTCCCCGCCTTCGACTGTAACAATTGCATTTTTCGGATAGTTGTCTGCGATAAGCTTTGCGCCCGTGCAGAAAAAATTATAAATTCCTTTTGCCTTTGCTTTGGTATGTTTGTATGCTTTAATCGCCAGCAGAAGCGTTCCGTTGCTCTTTTCAGCGGTAAATGTTTCGAGTTCTCCGGCAGCTTCCATTTTTGCATACATCATTGCGGCGGTCTGGCCGAGTGTCGAAATGCCGGCACAGACTATGTCCTGCCCGCTCGGCGCATATCCCGAATGTCCCGAAATGCTTATTTTCATTTCTCTGCCCGCTCGGCTAACTTTTATTGTTGTCATAACATTACCTCGGTTCCGCAGCCGAAGCCGCTTTTTCTCTCGCATTCTCGGCCGTTGCGTGTTCGTCTGCGCGCGTCTCGCCAAGCGAGTTGCTCTTGAGCTCGCCGTCTCCGGAGCCTACGCTCGCCACCGGAACTCCGCCCGAAAAAGATGCCGCCATCTGACTACCTATCGTTGTTCCGTTTTGTGCGTCAACTATCTGCGCCATCTGCATGAGCTGCTGCTGCATGGTCTTGAGCTGTTCATACAGCGTACCGTTCTGCGATATTTTCCGCACGACGGAGTCCTTGCCCTCGAAGTCCATCATGTCGATGCAGGCGAGCGCCTGATCCGTCATTTCCGGATTGAAGAATCCGCTGTTATAGAACTGCAGTGCCAACTCGTTGTGTGAGAGCCTTGAGAACGGGTTGTTCCGCTGCGCTCTGACTTTGATATCAAATATCGGCATTCGCCCGCTCATATCAATGCCGAACTCTGTGCGCTCGCCCTCGGGCTGTATGGCGCGGTTGTCGTAGCTCACAAACTCCTGTTCACCGCTTTTCCCCGTTATACGAAAGCTGCGCGGTGCATCGTAAAACTGCCTTATCAGCTCGATGCACAGATAGAGCACTTCCTCATAGCTGTCATATGAGGTCTGAATCATATCTCTCGACAGCTTGCTGCCTGCCTCCTGCAGCGCCGCTATCGCCGAAGCGGCGGTAACTCCGCTCGTGGTGCTTCCCTGTGAAAAATCACGGTTTCCGCTCGTTTCCTTGAGTTCGTCTATTTTGTTCGTGCGCAGCGCCACATAAATATCATTGAGCGGCGTCATAGTGATTTCTTTTATGCTGTCCTCCCCGAGTCTGCCGTCCACATGCACAAAAGGATTCGAGACGTCAAGAAATTCTTTCTCGTTGATTTTCCCGCTCGCAGCATTGATGAAGAAACGGCGGCGAGAGGCGGCAACGGCCGACTGCATAAACGCCTGGTCATATTTGTCTATCTGCATCTGCGGGTCTTTCATAATGTCCAAATAGCCAAAGCCCACAAGCGAGCCTTCCTCCGGGAAGAGAGTATCAAACACGAACGGATATTTGCCGTGATTATAAAACCCGCTCTCGGCATACTGAGGATCGTTTTCGGAGGCAAAGAGCACTTCACCGTTGCAGAATTTACAATAGTGCAGCAGAACAGTGCTGCCAACCGGTCTCTTATAGTACCAGTCAACCACAACGCTCTTTTCCGATGTGTCTATGTTGTCGTCATAGATATACTGGCTTGTTTCTATCGTCTTGCCGCCGAGCTTACCTTTCAGCTGCGGATATTCCTGCGAGAGCACATCGTTGTCGCGCAGGCACACATGGAAGATGTTCCGGCTGTCCTGTATGTTCTCTATGCCGGGCTCCCAGAAGAGATTCAGCAGGTCGATTTTCTTTATCTCGATGTCGCCCAAGCCGTTGTACTTCTGCGGATTCCAGAACACACCCTCGCAGGCTGAACCCTGCTTGAGCTTGTACCACCATTTAGCGGAGTATGTCTTTTTGTAACCGTTCTGCTCGATGATAACGGGCAGGATTTCCGAAAGCTGTTCTGCGGAAGCATTGTCGCTCTGCTCTCGCGGCAGTACGGAAGCCGACGGATAGTTGTCCATAGCGTCCGCGTGCTTATTTGCCAGGGAATTAAACAGCCAAGCCGAAGTGGGCTCGGGCTCTTTGTTTGCGCCTTTCGCCTGGTTTTTTCTGATAGTCTCCCAGTGTCGGAGCTTCCACCACTGCTCGTTCTCGATTATCCTGTTCTCGAGATTCGCCTTGCCGTCTTTGTATTTTCGCAAGGTTTCTTCCGCTAAGACAACCGTTTCCTGCGTTATCGGTCCCTGCCCTGACCCGCTCCCGGGCTCATACTTCACCGTATCGCTGCCGTTTACAATTTTTACTTGTCCATCCTCTCGCACGGGATTTCCAAGCTCTTGTCGCAAAGTCTCCGTTCGTGCGGCAATATCCCGCTCCGGATCCCTTGCGGTCTGCTCCTGCGGCTGTTGGTCTCTGATTTCCGCTCTGCGGCGTTTGATATCTTCTATCGGGTCTCTTTTCTTTGCCATTGTTTTGCCTCCTATAATCTGTAAAAGCTGTATTTGTCCGGCTTTTCCCTGAGTTCAAGGGGATCATCCGGCATTTTTTCCGGCGCTTTGCGCGGTTCCGGGCTTATCGGATTTTCCATGAGCACATATCGGCACTCGTCGTAGATATGATCCTCCTGCGATGTGTCGATATCCTCAACATATTTCTCGTCATAGACGATATCGGGAATAGTGCGGATAAAGTGTCTGCAGGTCGAGAATACCTGAAACTTCGGGTTGCCCTCCGAATCAAACGCCAGGCGGTAATGATACTGCATCTTTCCGGCGATTCTCGTGTTATCACCCGGCGAGAAAACAACAAAGTTTGGGGCTTTTTCCATCATTCGCGCTACGCTCTCACCGCGGCTCTCGTCAAAAATAGACGGGTCGGCAATACCGATGATGTTCTTACCCTTGAGATTTCTGTCCTCGTTTTCAATGCGCCGAATCTCTGCTGCAATCGTGACCGGGTCTTGCCGCACTCCCTCGTTCGGCGTGCCCGTGCAGCCGTACAGTTCCGCTATGCGGTATATCTTGCCGTGCGTGTCCACTGCATACCAGCCCACGGAATACGGTTTTGTGTAGCCGAAGTCAAAGCCTCTGTAAATCTGCCAGTATTCCGGGATTTTGAACGGCTCAACGACATGCGTCCACCGTTGGTCTTTGTAGTGCTCGGGATCGTTGCGCCACTCTGTGAACACCTGCCCCGAAAAACTATCCCAATCACCATACAACAGCGCTTTTCTCTCCGCTTCCGGCATGGCCGCAAGCTTCATGATGTATTCCGGGTCGTTGTGTAAAAGCTCCTGATTGTCAAAAACCGTCGCCGGAACGAATATCCGCTTCCTGCTGCCCTCAATTATCTGCCCTGACGGTGTCACGACATTGAAAGTCTCCGTGATAGGTGTCATTGGTGGCGCCGCAGTGACAAACCGAGACTTCACCCACCCGTGACCTATGCCGCCGGGGTTGGTTGTTGCCCGCATATATACCCTCGTTCCGGGTCCTCCCGGGCGGTTTCGTGAGAACATATAGCTGTATTCGTCCCATGTGAAATGCGTAAGCTCGTCAAATGCTATGAAATCATAGTGTTTGCCCTGGTATTTCAGCCTGTCCTTCGTGTATTGCATTGAGCCGAAATAAATCATCGCCCCGCTCGGAAAGCTCCACCGGCGTTTGCTGTCGTTATATCTTGCTCCGCGTATCGCCCGCGGGTAAAGCATTTCAGACCGTTCCACAAGCTCCGACAGCTGCGGATATGTTTTTCGCAGTATCAGTCCGCGGTAATACGGGATATGCACCTGCCGCAGGGCTTCTATCAACAGTGCGTCACTCTTCCCTCCGCCCGCCGCTCCGCCGTACAGCACCTCATACTCCGGGCGCTCCATAAACTTCTTCTGTTTCTCCTGCGGTTCCCAGATTTTCATTCTTCTGCAGCCTCCTCAAGCACTGCCGGTATCTCGATAATGCCGTATTCTTCATCATCCGTCGGCATACCTGCGGCCGCCTTTGCTTTTTCGATTTCAACCCGCTCCCGAGCGTTCTTCATATTCGCACGCTCGACGGTGTTCGGCTTGCCGTAAACATCGCGCAGTATCTCCATCAGATCCTTCATTGCAGCGGTCATTTGCCGCAGATATTTCGTGTCGAGTTTTTGCAGGCAATATTCCTCGACTTCCGCCTCGTCTTCATCGTCTTCGCTCGGCACAATTTTGACGATAGTCTGCCTGACTGTCGCCGTATCGTTCAAAGAATCATCTATAAGGCGAACTAATTTGTCCGCACAATCGCCGATTTTCGCCAGCTCACAGGCTTTTTTTCGGCTGATTTTTTCCATTGTTTTCTTTTCAACTTTTTTTCTGAATTTTTTCCTAAGCCCGCTCCACCCCTCCGAAGCGCACCTTTTTCCAAGCGAAGAGACGGAAACTCCGTGCTTCTCCGCGAGCTCTCTCTGGCTTATGTTCGTCGATATGTATTCCTGTTTAATGGCGTCCCAGTCCACGCTCGGAAGCCTCCTTTCTGTTTATAATTTTATCAATTTAATTTTCGTTTTTCTCCCCGCGTTGTTTTTACTGTCCGTTTTTAAAATAAAAAGCCGGGCAGAGGAAAATCCCCTGCCCGGTCATTTTTGTCCGTCAATCGTATTTCTCGTCAATCAATTTTTTTAGTGGACAAGCACAGTGATATAAAAAGCAATTTTTCTCCTGCCATTCTCGCCGCTGCTGGGCATTTTTAAAAATGAGCATGGTTTTACAGCCCGCCGAAAATCCTTCGCAGGTTATCGCTTGTTTGGAGTCGCACAGAAAAAACGGGCATACGGTCAGCGCGCCCGCCCGCGAATTTGACATCACGCCGACCTCCTTTTTCGATTTTTCCGTCCGCCGTAAAGAATGTAGTCACTGTCACCCCGGAACATCCTTATTTCCATGTGATAGCAGCTGTCCCAGTCGCAGTATGTAGGGATAACCTCCGCCACGACATAGCCGGGATAAAGCTGTTCAAAAAGCTGTCTGTGCTCGCAGTCCGCTACAAGCTCGTCCAGCTTCTTGCGGCTGATATGTCCGTCGTTTCTGCGCGGCTGCGGATCCACAAGATTTTTAGACCTTGTCCAACGCTTATGCATGATAGGATCCTTGATTATGTAGTTTCCCATATCTGCTATGCCGATTTCAAGGAACTGCAACCGCTTAGTGTTTGCTCGGCCGAGTCCCCACGCTTTTTCGATTTCGTCTCTGTCAACTCCGCCGCTCATCACGATATGATGATGCACGTTCCCGCTCTTTTCGCCGAACTCAATGACGGATATGTATTTCACTTCGCCCGCTCCTGCTTTTTTATAGAGCCTTTTGACTCTGCGCAGGAAGTTTTGAAAATTCCTCTGCGCCTCTTCCGGCGTTTTGGGTCTTGTATCGTCGGAATAGTCAAGACCTATCGCGAGATCGCGATCCGTGAAGTTCGCATGCAGCAGCTGCACCAGCTTACGTTCAGCATACTTTGCGTTCAAAAGCTTCTGTGTCTCGCTCGATTCTCTGAATCTCTTTCCCCTGCTCTTTATTTTGGCCTGCGGCTGCTCCGTCACGGGGTATAAATATATTTCAAGAAAGTCCTTGCAGTAAAATTTTGTTTCTCTGATTTTCGTGCGCATTTTTTCTTTCCTCTCCGTGGTCGGTTTGATAAGACAGCATACAAGCCCGTGAAGCGCCCTTACGGACGCCTCACCTTTTCCCCGGCGCGGGGGTCTGACTTGTTTATTTATTTAAACCTTTATATACACTCGCAATCACTGTGCATTGTCGTATGCAACTTTACTTTTGGCACAAAGCTCTTCAAGTTCGGTAATAAACTTTTCATTTTTCAGCAGTTCAATTGACGGATAAATTAACGCAAACAGATACATTCCAATTTTCGCCGCGAAATACAGCTTGCCTTCGGTATCCGTTCTTTCATATAACTCGTAATCATCGCTGTCTGCTGTAAAAGGTTCAAGATATTTCATCTCTACAAAAGATACTCCGCTTGAAGTGCGGTATGGCTTGTACCTTTTTCCGCGTATGGCCACATCTATGTTCATCGGTTCTACTAACTGTTCCCCGTCAATCACATCTCTGACATCAAGCTTTGCTGGCGGCGCGTCAAACATATTGCAAATTAATTTCTCGACTTGTTTTTCGGTGATATCATACGCCGTCGTGAGAGTAGCAAGAGAAAATTCCGGGCACTCGGGCAAGTAATACACCGCACTGCCGTCGCTCAACATCTGCGGAGATCCGTCGAAAAGATACACAATCCCGCTTGATTTACACAATTGCACTATCTTTTTAATTTTCATGTCAAATTCCTTTCTTTATTTTGATTTAAAGGTTGTTATTTCTCCATAGGTTCGCACCAACACATGGTGCACATGTCTCCGGTCATACTCAGGCATCTTGTGCCGTAAACTTCCATTCTGCACACCTCTGGAAGCCCGTCATCACCTATACGCGCATTTGGAAATTTTTCCAAAAAATCTTGTGCGTAAGTTTTTTTCGGATGCTTGTCGCTCCACTTTTGGAGTCTTGAAATGGCACTTTTAATTATCTCTGCGTTGCTCTGCTCGTCGCATATGTTTTCCAATGGACATTCATCGCATGGGTTGACACCGTCATGTTGTGAATCACACAGTCGCTTTCTTTCTAACAAAAAGTCTATTGTTTTATTGCAATCCATATAGCTAATCTCCTTTCATTTTTGTGCCGCAATTCGGGCAATAGTGCGAAGTCCCTGAGCTTCGTGTAATCTTCATTCATAGTCGTTATTGCCGCCTTTCAACAGCTTTTCTTTCAACAGTTTTTCTGTTAGTTCTGCGATTCTCGCGTTCAGCGCATTGATTTCTATGCTACACTTATGATTTTTTTCTTTGAGCAGCGCTATCATTTCTTGAGTTTCTGCTCGTTCGTGACGTTTCTTTTTAATAAACTCTATCAGTTCATGTACCCATGTAACCACATATAGCACCAAATTTGCCGAGCAAACCGCAACAGCGAATATTTCAAATATGTCAACTCCCGTCATTTTCTCCCTCCGTTCTGCGGTTCCATGCTTCCGCTGCGAACTGCGGCCGCACATATCTGTCCGTTGCAAGAAAGCATTTTTGACACTCCACATAAAATGTTCTTTGCCCATGAAGTTCTGCCGCTCCGCCGCAGCAGGGGCAGGCTTTCAGCTCTACACATTTATTTTTCATTGCTTATCCCTCCAAATCTTGCACATAGCACCAACTTTGCGGCGGTCTTGTTATAACAACTGGCACAATGCAATCTTCATCATAAATACACGCGCTTGACTCATAGCCTGACCTTTTACACGAATTGCATTTCTTCTTTAAATAAAACTCGTTCAACTCTTTCGGCTTATCGTAAATAACAAGGTCGGATATGTGCCAGCCGTAAAGCGGTTTGCCTTTGCCGTATGCGATAAAATCTTTCGGTTTCAAACAGCTTGTTTTACAATCAATAAAATCAGCAAAACCGTCCATTTCATACCGTATCGGATAAATGCTCTCACACACGAACTCGCCGATAACCTTGCTGAGATTGTTTTCAAGAATATCAACACTGTTTGTTCGCCCGTCAGCGGTTTGGTAAATATAGCACTTAAACGGTGTTTCAATCTTCGGTCTTGTCTTTCTGACCTCTACCGTTTTCTTTTCGCTTGCTATAAGCTCGCACCATTTCGGTCTGACCGAAAGCAAAACCGCCATTATATTCCGCCTCCGTTACATGCATACTCTTTAAGCGCGGCCGAGACCTGCAACATCAGGTATTCGATGCACTCAAAATTCCCGCTCGGGTCAAACAAAGGACAACCCGGGCAAGAACCGGGCACACTCTCTCCGCAGAGTTCGGTCGCCCGAATCAGTTCCTGCAGTGTCAGCTTTGTAGTTGTATTCATCTCAGCGTCTCCTTTACTCAATCGTCGGAAACTCCGGCAGCGGCATCCAATAAGTCACCTGTGGATCATCCCAATCCGGATAAGCCTCAAAAAACCAACCCTCACCGGCGTAAAATGTTGCAAGTTCATGGGCACTATCCAACTCTAAATGCTCTCGCGGTCTACCGTTTGCGAGAACCAACACCTCCTGCTCGTCTTCGGGCAGCCTGTCGTTGACGCTTATCCACGGTGATGCGGTCAGCTCTTCGAGCCGTTCCCTCGCGGCGCAGATAATCGCGCAGCCGTGGATTCCGCAATCATGCTCATATTCGCAGCCAAGACAGGCGATAGATCCGGTCTGCACCGACAGCCTCCGCAGCGCCTCTATAAGGATTTTATCGTCATTCATCTTCATTCTCCTTTAAACAGCTCATGCGTTCCGTTCTGCAGCTGCCGTTCTGTCTCCGACATTTCATAGCCCAGCTCGCAAAGGCATTCATAAATCTTGTCAAGCCTTTTGTTTTCTTTGTGTACTGGTACACAATCACAATAACCATTACGATAATATGTTACTTTCTTGTTGTCGGAAGTAATTGTATACAGCATTATAATCGCTTTGCTTTTCTTGTCGGAATCCAAGAATTCCATCATTTTTGCCCGGTTGGCATATTGGCTACCCGGCTTTACATCAGATTCTATCACGCGATTAACATAGTCATAATTTGTGTATGGATACTCTATTAGGTTATAGCCGGCAAAAAACACAAGCCACTTTAAAATGGTATCGCTATATTTCTGTGTGGCGGTAAAGCCTTGTATAAAATCTTCGCGGCATTTATAAGCCGTCTCCGACACTTCTTTCAATTCGCGGTTCAGCCTTTCGACGCGCTTTTCCGCTTCGCTTTTTTCTGTCCGCGTCTTAGGCGCTTTCGGCTTTTTCTTCATCAAGTATGCCCATCCATGACTGATCTCCCAGTATAGCGGTTCATCACCCTGCGCCTTGAAAGTGCCCTCTTTCCAGTCCTTCATATCACACGATGTGACATTCTCATACTTCGCGTTATATACCAAGTTTTGGGATTTTTGAGCTCCGATTTTTTTCAGCTCTTTTTCTATAAGTGTTTCGTTCTCTTTTCGCTTCTGATTCCTTAAAAAACTTTTGTATTTAAAATCAAAATTGCCTGTTCCAATTTCATTCAGCAATGCTTTTCTTTGCTTCTCGTTCTTTATCTCCGCCACTTTTACATAGTCATCCAGCTTTCCGCCGCGCTTCACCGCCCTCTGCATCTGCTCTGCCGGCAAAGTAGCTATCTTCAGGCGCTTACGCACGGTTGTTTCGGCGAAGCCGGTCTTTTCGACAATCTCGGCAACCGGCACGCCGAGGTTAAACATCATCTGCATACCCTGTGCCTGCTCATAAACAGTCAAATCAGATCGCTGCATATTTTCAAGCAGCATCGTAGACAGCTGCGTTTTATAGTCCATATCAACAACGGCGCAGGGCACTTCTGTCAACCCCGCCTGTTTCGCGGCCGCAAGTCGTCTGTGTCCGATGATAACGGTATACATGCCGTTTTCGGCCGGAACGACCGTCAGGTTCTGCAAAATGCCGCGCGCTTTGATGGATTCCGCCAGCTCCGTGACATCGCCGATACTCTTTCTCGGGTTGTCAGGGTGCTGCAAAAGCTTCGTTACTTCGATGTTTGTTATCATGATTTGTCTCCTTTTCTGTTATGGTTTGCCCGCTCTCGGATTCTTGCCTTTATCTTATCTTCAAGCTCTATCAGCTTGTCCTCGCGGCAAAAGCCGTATATAAGCAGTAAAATAACCGCGAGCTCTATTAAGGTCTGAATTGCAAACTTCAATATCATAGTTATACCTCTTCTTTCTTTATCTCCGGTGCTTTAATGCGTCCTTCTGTCTCTGCATTCACAAGCTCGAGAATTCTGTAAAACGGAACCCCTTTTTCGATACATTCATCCTCGAACTTCTTGTAATCGGCACAAACATCCGGGTTCAGCCCGGTTTTTGCATACGCTTCCAACCGCTCTGCGGCAGCGCGAATAACTCTGCAACCGCAGCTCCCGCAGTTGTGCTCATAACCGCAGCCCTGGCAAGGATATGACCCTCCATAAATTGCTATACGATTAAGTGCCTTTATAATATCTCTGTTTGTCATGCTCATTCTCCTGCCTCCCCAAAGAACCTATGTCCGCCGATGGTACAGACATATGTCTGCGACTCATGCCATTCGCTGCTCACAAGCGCCGGCGCGTAGAAATATAGAATCTCGGCGTCGGTTGCTACTTCGCCGCGGTCAAAAACCGCACTGACCGCGCGCTTCACTTCCTCGTTCGATTCGGGTCTTTTTTCGGTATATCCGAAGCTCTTTACAATCTCTGCCGGGCGTTCGTGTTCCGATATGCAGGCATTGAGAAGGCATTGTGCCACCGCCATTTTGCCTATGTAAGGCTCTGCACCGGCCTCGGCCATTACGACGCTCTCCACTATCGCCCGCTCTTCTTCTGAGAGCTCGTAGCACACCTTTGTTTTCTCTTCGCAGGTCATGATCGGCTCCGCCGCAGGCGGCTCGGAATCCACTCTGTATGCGGTTGCGGCTGCATCAGCTCGCGTCGGAACGGCAGCAAGTGCATATATCAGGCACAGCGCGAGGATTGCGAATACTATTAATACTTCCTTGTTCATATCATTTACCCTTTCAGCAAAAGCTTATTTCGTCGGCAACAACCTCAATTGCTGTCCTGTTATTGCCGTTTTTGTCTGTATACTGTCTGCTCTGCAGAGCACCGCGCACGGCTATCATATCTCCCTTGTTGAAATGATCCGCAACGAACACAGCGGTCGAACGCCAGGCGACAATATCAAAAAAATCCGTCTGTTTTTCTCCGCCCGAGGAAGTGAAGCGACGGTCAACCGCTATCCTGAAAGCCGTGACCGCCGTTCCGTTTTCGGTGCTTCTGCACTCCGGCGTCCTTGTCAGTCTCCCCATGAGAACCACTGAATTTATCATCCGAACGCCTCCTTAAATGTAATTCTTATAAAAATTCGCGATAAAATCCTCGATTGTCCATCCATGCTCTTCCATGGCCTTACGCTGACCGTATTCATGCAGCGCTTGCATCTTCTCGCGGTTGTTGTGCACACCCTCTTTGTTGTCTCGATGGCAGTAGGGGCACAGCTGAACCGTCAGCTTGTACTTCTCACTCTTCTTGCGCAGCGCTCCGCCGAAAATATGATGCTTCTCGGTATCGCAATACTGATGGCACAAAAAGCACTCTGTATACATTTATTTATCCTCCTTAATTTCCCGTGTATCGGGATAATCCTTGTCGCTCATAGTAATTGCCGATTCGTTTCTGTAGCGGTCGGCTTATCTTTTCCGTGTAGATGTTGACCGCGATAAGTCCGTTTTCTTCGTTAATACTTTCTTCCGGGGTCTTTATCAGCCACTTTTTCGGCAAACCCTCATCAAACAGCAGTTCCACCGTCTGGTTACCGGATACCGATTTTGCAACGAGCTTCTGCAAAGCCGTCCCCTCCCTTTCTTTAAATTCTTTGACGAGCTGGCGTAGTTCCGGCCGGAACCGTTCTATCATCAGCATGTCAAAAAAGAATCTGTCTTCGTCCGAAAGTGCCGTTATTTCATTCTGAGCCTTCTGAAACGCTATGTATTCCGCGTGTATTTCCGGATCCTTGAGGTTCGTTATGTAACCATAGGGATTATCATGTATAAACTTTCCGTCTGCTTTCGCGTATACTCCGCGCATGATTTCCGGATTCTTCGTTATGGGATTCAGTTTCATCTGCGTTTCCCCTTTCGTGGCTTATAGTAGGCGCAATAATCGTCGCTCGGCGGAGTTTCCCTGAGGCTGTCCTTTTGGACGCTGTAGTTGCACAGAGTGTTGCTCCAGTCTGCAAACGGAGTGCTGCCGCCGCCGAACACATGTCTGTATTCGCACGATTTACAGATTTTGCATATTTTCCAGTCTTTTGAAAGCATATGTTGTCCCTCTCTGTCGGTCTGCCGTGCCCCGGGAAGATAGGAGGAGTTGTATTTGGGGAAAATGAAGTAGTGGTTTTTATGATTAAAGAAAGGGTAATAAAAAGAAAATCAAACTAAAAATCTTCCCGGAACACGGCAGACCGACAGCTAAAAAATATTCAATTAGTATTCTCCGAACACTGCCATATCAACGACATTCTTTGCTGCGTTTGTTATCACGGCGCGGACAAAGTGTTCGAACTCCGTGTGCTGCATTATGCCGCCGTGCTCGTTGTATTCTACGAGAGCCTGCGGTCTTATGTCATAGCACCATTCTTTTTCGCGGATGTATGCGGTGCCGATCGGCAGCGCCTGCTTCTGCAGTCCGTTATAGATAAAATCTTTAGGTCGTCCGAGATACCTCGCGGCCATCTCAACCGGCACGCTGCCTTCAATCGCGAGGATTTCTTCTTTTGTCGGTTTCGGTTTTAAAGTTCGTGGCATGATACTCATCCTTTCCGTTTGACATTGTTTTTAAAAATCTGTATACTAAAAATAAGTATAAAGGTGGTGGTTTTATGAAAATACTCATTTCTTTGCTTACTTCTATTTTTCTGATATTACTTGTTTTCTCTCTTTCAGGCTGTGCCTTTTACAATAAAGGTTTTGATTATGGCTATAATGACGGTAGCAAAACCGGATTTGAAGAAGGTTATGACATAGGTAGAGAGAACGGAAAAGAAACAGGGTTTGACAACGGCTATGATATCGGTTACTCCAAAGGCTTCAGCGAAGGTGTTGAAGATTCAAAAATCTATGATGAATATAACAGTAGAATACGCTGACAGGAGGAATTTCAATGAAAAAGAGGAATATAGGAGGCATCATCATTTCGTTTCTCATGATTTTCTTTCTTCTATTCCCCTCAATTTCAAACAGAATCATGAAAAAAGGGGTTGAGGCTGGAAGAAAAAAAGGATATAACGACAACTACAGCATTGGATACTCTCAAGGTTTTGATAAAGGTTATAGCATTGGTTATTCTGATGGATTGGCATTTGGATACGATGAAGGCTATGTTGATTCTGGCATTTATAGTGATTCAAACAGAATAGTATACTGTTCTTCTTCCGAGAAAAAATATCACTACAATCGCGATTGTTCGTCGTCTGCTTTGGAAGAGTTAAGTCTCATAGAGGCTCTCGAACATCATCTGAAGCCTTGTAGCAAGTGCGTACCTCTTAACGCTTCTACCGCGCCTTAATAAAGTAAATGGTCTATTGAGCATCCAAAAATTTCTGATAGCTTTTTTAAAAATTTAACCCGTGGCATCCGTTCCCCCGATTCCCACATGGCGATGGTTGATTGTCCAACGCCAACCATTTCGGCTAATTCACTCTGAGATAAATTAAGTTCTTTTCTGTATTCCGTGATTTTCACCAGTTATCGCCTCCCTATATCTCATAATGTGATAATATCACCTTTTGAGATACTTGTCAATCTCTTTTTGAGATATTTTTTATTTTTTTCTTTACTTTATCACTTATCGTGATATATACTTGCCTTGAGGTGATTTATTTGAACAGATTAGCTGAGTTGAGGAAAAGTAATGGATTAAGCCAACAACAATTTGCAAAGATTTTTGATGTTGCTCAAAACACTGTTTCCAATTGGGAAAACGGCAATAGGTTAGTTGATACAGAAAATCTACAAAAAATTGCTGACTATTTCGGAGTGACTACCGATTATATTCTCTGTCGAGATTCAAAGCATACCTCACAGCCAACATCCGACAGGACGGTTTCAGAAGAGGATATCATGTTCGCACTCTTCGACGGCGACAAAGAAATAACCCCGGAAATGTATGACGAAGTCAAACAATTCGCAAGGTTTGTCAGGGAAAAGCACAAAAATAAATAAATCTAATGATGTGTTATTAGTATGAAGATTTTAAAAAACTTAAGGAACAACAGAAAAATCAGTCAGGAAAAGCTGGCAAAGCACATGGGTGTTTCTCGCTCGACCATAGCCATGTGGGAAAGTGGAGCAAGTGAACCTGACAATGAATCCCTAAAGAGACTTTCAATGTATTTTGGAGTGTCCACTGATTATCTCCTCGAAAACGATGTTGCAACCAATGAGCCACAGATTACAGATGAGGATATCATGTTCGCACTTTTCGATGGTGACAAAGAAATAACCCCGGAAATGTTTGAAGAGGTCAAACAATTTGCGAGGTTTGTTAAAGAAAAAAATAAGAATCAATAAACGAGGTATAGAATATGGATTTTGCAACTTCAATCTTCGGAGACATTGTTATAACATTAGGACTATACATGATACCTATTTGCGTTTATCGAGTCTTTTTTTGTCACAAGCCTTTAGAAAAGAAATCTGCTTTGATAACCACCGCTGTATTCGGTGTCATTATGTTCTTTGTTATGAGCTTTATAAAATACTGGCTCACAGAAAAAATCGCCACCCCAGCACCGGCTTTTATTTGGAGTGCAGTCAATTATTTTATATTGACTCATAAAAGTCTATTGGATGATACTACCAATACAATTCCGACAGAAACAAAAGAAGAAAGTTCTATTTCTGTCGCTGAAGATGCCGAAGAGTGTTCACAGGAGAACAGCAGTAACGGCACTGTACCTGAAGAACCAACAGTTACAGACCCGCTCCCGAAAGAGTCGTCCGATTCTGCGCAAGAGGACAAGCCCCTTGTAGAAAAGCGCAAAATGCTCACATTAAAAGCGTCCTCGAGTGATAAAGAAAAAATTTTGTTAAACATAAAGGTTCCGTCCGCAAAAGTATTGAGAATTTTAAACATAGTTATCATCATCGTTCTCACCGTCGCCGTTATCGCTCTGTCGATTGCTTTTCCGCGTGCTTTAAAAAAGGTAAACAAATCCGCATACGACCGCGGATATAACGACGGTTACAATATCGGCTACGCCCAGGGCGAATACCATCAAAAATATTTTGGCACGAGCCAAAGCTACCAAAGCGACAGCAATATTCAATCTACCGACGAAGAACACAGCGAAACAATTGATGAAAGAATTGCGCGAGTACAGCGCGAATATGGCAATTAGCTGTTTCGGAAAGGCGAAAAATGACAATCCTTGAAGATTTATATAGCATTGCAGAAGATGAAGAAATAGAGATATATGCATTTGACCTGCCGCTGACAGGTTCCGTCTCCACTATGGAGCCGGACGGCACTTGTTATATCGGAATCGATCCTTTTTCAATCGACTCCCGCTCCGAAGAGGCAGTTTGTTTGGCTCACGAACTCGGCCACTGCATAACCGGAAGTTTTTATAATATCTACGCAGTTTGCGACCTGCGCGCCAAGCATGAGCGCCGTGCAGACAAATGGGCAATAAAAAAGCTTGTCCCGCGGGACAAGCTGAAAAATGCTATAAATTCCGGATTTTCGGAAGTTTGGGAACTGTCGGAATATTTTGACCTGCCCGAACCGTTCATCAGGAAAGCTGTCACTTTCTATAAGGAACAGGCACGAGTCTGAAAGGAGGCTCAAAATGAAAAATCCAAACGGATATGGAACTATCCGCAAACTCAGCGGAAATCGGCGCAAGCCCTGGGCTGTTCTTGCTCCGCAGAGCAGCTCCGAATATTCCCTTGACAAGCAGCGCAAGCTGATAGGCTGCTACGCCACAAGGGCAGAGGCAATGACGGCTCTCGGAGCATGGCATAAAACTCCGCATATTGATGTTCCGGCTTCTGCTGAAAACATCACACTCGCACAGCTGTGCGTCGAATATAAGAAATTACAGAAATTCAAGAATCTTTCCAAGCAAACACAAAACAATTATAGTGCTGCATGGAACAAGCTTGCCGTCCTCGGCTCATATAAAGTAAAAGATTTACGAGCCGCCCATTTCCAGACTGTCGTTGACACGGCACATCAGAACGGACTCTCCGCCTCTTCTCTGCAAAAAATAAAACTTTTTGCTTCCCTGCTCTGCGATTATGCCGTGCAGAACGACATCGTTATCAAAAATTATGCAACCTTCGTCACGCTGCCCAAAGCAGAAACGAAAGAAAAGGTACCGTTTAGCGATCTCGATTTGCAAAAGCTTGAGTCCGCCGCTAAGGAAGGCTTTATGTATGCCGACCTAATCCTGATTATGTGCTACACAGGTTGGCGAATAAATGAATTTTTGGCGCTGACACCGTTCAGCTGGGATTCAGCAAATCATACTCTTCGCGGCGGCGAAAAGACCGAAGCCGGAAAGAACAGAGTTGTCCCGGTGTCGGATAAAGTAATGCCGTATCTGCAAAAGTGGCTTGATCGAGGCGGACCGACAATAGTCTGCCATGAGCACGGCGGCAAGCTCGTTCCGGTAACTGCTCGTTATTTTCGCGAAAAATGGTACTACCCCACACTTGAGGCACTCGACTTGCCTCGCCTGACGCCGCACGCGACCAGGCACACATTTGCTTCTATGTTGCACCGCAACGGCGCAGATAAATGGGATATTCAGCGACTCATGGGACATTCTTCAGAAGTTGTCACTAATAAGGTCTATACTCATGTCGATATAGAACAGCTTCAAAAAGCTGTTGGACTTCTGTGAGGCAATTGATTTTGTTCACAATTTGTTCCCAACCGTGATTAAATCCGCTGTTTTGACATCATATAAGAAAATAAAACAGTCTTACAAAAAGAAACAAAAAAAGCCTTGAATCCGTTGATATATAACGGTTTCAAGGCTTTTTGTTTGGTGGAGATAAGCGGGATCGAACCGCTGACCTCTTGAATGCCATTCAAGCGCTC